TGGAAATCGTTAAAAAGATGGTATTTCAGGGAAAGCCTTGGAACGACGATAACAGAGAGCATCTTATTATTGAGTTGGGTGACGTTATGTGGTATGTGGCACAAGCTTGTATTGCTTTGGACATATCTTTCGACGATGTTATTCGACGCAATGTTACTAAGTTGGAGAAGCGTTATCCAGGCGGTTCATTCTCAGTAGAGAAATCAGAAGTTAGAGCAAAAGGAGACAGATAATGTTAACACAACAAGTAGAAGATTCATTAAGAGCAGCACAAGAACATCTAAGGGATGCTCTTGCATTTGCAGCACGAGGTGAGAAACCATATGTGGCAAAACATATTGCTTCATTCCTAGCAGACATTGATAACCTTATTGAAGCACAGGATCTAATAGAAAATATGAGAGACTATATGGATGATAAAATTAAAGAACGGCGAGATGATAGCTAATGCTGTTATTACTAACCTCTCCTCTAAATAGTTAGACGAGAGGTTTTCTTATGAAAGCAGGAGATTTTTTTAGAAACGGTGGAAGGTATCTTGATCGTATGGATACCTTCTTTGATAAGGCTTTGAAACGCAATGGAAAGGAGAATCGCTTCTCAACGGACATTGGTGTTGTTGAAGTGGCAGGATTTACTGCGACTACAAAGGATGAAAATACTAAAAGATATATCACTTCTCCCTTTCAAGACTTTCATGATATTAAAGGAAATTCTGGTAAAGAAATTTCTGCGAAGATGTTATTTGATAAAGTGTGTAGGCAAGGTTTTCGTGGTAAAAATGGTATTGAATTTACATGTAATATTCCCGAAGGTAAAGGTGTACCTCGTAGTATAAGTAGTACAGATATTTACTTAGATCTAGAAGACTTTACAAAAACTGGTGAGTTTGGTGGACAAGTTAAAGGTGGTAAGAAAGTTAATATGGGTAATGTATATGAAGATGATCTTACCCAAGCACTGATTGATCATTGTTCTGGTGTGAAAGTTAAAAAATATCAAGAACATGTCAACATGATTGTTGCTGCTATGGTCAAAGCATATGGAGAAGGACCAACAAAAGCTTTAGGTGAAGGTGGTAAAAACCAAAAACGTCCTCTTAAGAAAAAGGGTAATAATATTGTTATCTCTGCAGGTGGTTCTACTGCCACTAATAATATTGGAGCTACTCTTACAGATATTACTTTAACAGTTGCTGGTAAACCAGTATACCTTTCAGTTAAGTTTGGGGATACTTTATCATTCTTTAACTGTGGTATTAAAGGTTCAGGTAAAGATAAACTTAATTTATATCCAGAAGAAAAATTAAAAGCAGGTGTGATACCTAAAGATGGTCAAGAATATCTTAACATGTTTGGTATAGATCATGCGAAGTTTTTAACTGTGTTCAATAAATTTGAAAAGGGTTTAACTTCTCCTATAGTAGAGAATCATATTCAAGATACTAAACTTGACAATGCAGGAAAAGCAGCACTAGAAGAGTTGGTTGCGAGTGGTGTTGGTTATGGTTATTGGATGGTTCATTATACAGGAAGCAAATTAGAAGTGTATGAAATTGATAAAGATTACATGGATAAAGCTTCATCTCTTATTGGGAGCACAGTTGAGATCAATTACGGTGGTGCAGGTGGTAAAGCTAAACGTATTGATATGATCTTTGAAACACAAAAATATGAGTTTAAATTTAATATGAGAAACAAACAAGGTGGTGTATATCCTACTCACAGCAATGGAGATTATTTTAAAAAATAATGGCAAACATTAAACAGCTAAAACATTTAGAACATCTAGAGGATGAAATGCTCAACTATGGAGTTGAGGGATGTAAGGCTGCTGTGTCTTTTTTAAAAGAACTTAAGAAGATGTTGGGTCATCAGGAAAGTAGTGGTTTCATGCAAACAAAATGGGATGGTGCTCCTTCTGTTATTTGTGGTATAGATCCTCAGACAGGATTGTTTTTTGTTGGAACTAAATCCGTATTCAATAAGTCTGATCCTAAACTTTGTTATACTGAAGATCAGATTAATGGTTGGTATGAAGGGGATCTAGCAGAGAAACTTAAGTTCTCTCTTCGTTATTTTTCTACTCTTGGTATTGAAGGTGTAGTGCAGGGAGATCTTTTATTCACTCCTGACACTATTAAAAAAGAAAAAGTTAATGGGGAAGACTTATATACATTCAGACCCAATACAATTACATATGGTATTCCAGTAGATCATCCTATTGGTAAGGCAGCAGGCAGAGCAAAGATTGGTGTAGTGTTTCATACACATTATACTGGAGATGTAATTCTTGATATGCAAGCTAGAGCAGGTGCAAAAGTAAATGGATCTGATGAAGCTTTGGTAGTTAAAAATGACACACCAATGCATCGTGTTGGTTTTTCCAATGCAGAGATGAAAAAGTTTGATGGATATGTTACTACCATTGAACGTATGTGTAAAACCTGTGGTGATTTTCTGGATGAGTTGGTTACTAAAACAGGAACCACTGGAGATGCCAAGTTTCATATTGCATCATACTTGAAGCAGTTCTTTAATAATGAAATTAAGAATGCTCGTACTATTAGTAAAGTAGATGATGCAATGTATGCCATGCTTAATTTCTATGAGGAGAAAACAAATAAAGAACTTGCAAAGATCAAGACAGCTGCAAACTTAACTAAGAAAAGAAATCTTGTTTATGATAGTCAATTGTATGTTGAAAAGAATAATGGCAAGTTCAAAGCAATGCTTGCCTTATACAAGGAGCTACAGACAGTCAAGCAAATGGTTATAGATAAACTTGACCACCTAGAAGAGTTTAGGACTTTTGTCCAGACAGAGAAAGGATATAAGGTCACTGGTCCAGAAGGTTATGTCTTACATAAGGATGGTGACATGATTAAGTTTGTTAACCGTATGGAATTTGCATACAACAACTTTACTCTTCAGAAGCAATGGCGTTAAATTGTAATAAGTGCTATTTTACTTTTGGTAGGTTCCAACCACCTACTACAGGACACAAGGAAAACTTTGCTGGTGTAAAGTCAGCAGCAGGGTCACATGACTATCGCATTTATATTTCACAGACTGTAGATAAGAAGGGAACTAATCCTTTACCACCTGATAGAAAATTATTCTACATGAATAAGATGTTCCCAGAACATAAGGGACATATCTATAGTGGTCCTAGAGATCCAGTTAAGATATTACAGGACATTATGCTTGCAGGTTATAATGAAGTTATATTCCTTGTAGGTTCTGACAGGGTTTCTGCTATGCAGTTCCTCCATAAATATAATGGTAAAGACTTTAGATTCAGAAAGATTTTAATAGAATCTTCTGGAAGTAGAGACGCTGATGGTGATACCTTTGCCATTTCTGGAACTAAGATGAGACGTGCAGCACATGCTGGTGACTTCACTACATTCCGAAAGGGTATTCCTAATGCATTAAATGATCGTGATTGCCAAAGTCTTATGGCAGAGATTGCAATGGCACTACCTAGTAATTTTAAATGAAAAATTTTAAGAAGCTACGAGAAGAAGCACTCCGTCAACAACAACGGCAGGAAGAAGTCTTCAAAGAAGGTGATGCTGTTATGTCATCACGTACAGGAGACAAAGGACACATTCATAGAGCAGGTGGCAACTATGCTATTATTATTTCTGAAGAAGGAAATATGTTCCGTGAATGGATTAAGAACATTAGAACTATAAATAATACGAGAAGAACCTCCCTTTTGAACGATGAAGAAACCAGATCCAATTAATAAAGTACATCATAATGATGAGTTTTCATCAGGATTGATGGAACAGTACGGACAGTGGATGGATGGAGATTGCTTCCAGAACACTGAAATGCCTGACTTACATGAAGAACCAGTACCTTTTGCTGGAATGGATCCTCAGTCTAATGGTGCTGAGATAGAGGATGTTACAAAGAAAAAGAAAGAAGTAAAGAAACCATCTGCCAAGGCACAACTAGCTACTAAGGAAGAAGTAGAAGAAAGAGAAGAGTATGAGATTGATGGTGAGACTTATGTAGTTGAAAAGATTAAAGGGAAGTGGCAGAAAGGATATAAAATTAAGAAAGAGCATCATCAGAAAGATGCTGAAGGTAATGTAATCCCACATGAGGATGAAGCAGCAGGAACACCTAGTTCAGTTGAAGAGATTAAAGAAAAGAAACTTGATCCCGTAGGTAAGGCAGATAAAGATATTGATAACGACGGTGACCACGATAAGAGTGACAAGTATTTGATTGCTCGTCGTAAGAAGGTCAGTAAAATTATTGGTATGACAAAAAAGAAATGAAATCCTTCAAGCAATTCAGAGAAGGGGGCTTTGACAATGCTGATGAAATAAACGTAAAGGTAAAGAAGAAGAAAAAAGCAGGTTCCAAGACTCCTAAGAATAAAAAATCTGGTAACGTAGAAGTGATGCCTAGCATCCCTGATGGGAAGAAAGGTATGACAACTAATGTGACAAATGAGGAGGTTATAAGTGAAAAATCCGTTAGCAAAGCGCAGCAAAGATTTATGGGAATGGTTCATGCGGCGAAGAAAGGAGAGAAAGCAGCCTCACCTGAGGTTGCCAAAGCTGCTTCCTCCATAAAGAAGAAGGATGCAAAAGACTTTGCATCAACAAAGCATAAAGGATTACCTGAAAAGAAAGTTAAGAAAGAATCATTTGAAGTAGGTGTTAACAAGGCACGTCGTGATTATCGTTCTGGCAAACTGTTAACTTTTAAACAGTTCATGTCAAAACTAACAGATATTTTAGATGAGTGGGAGAAATAATAAATAGGCTGTGATAAGTTATTATTTAAGATTATGCTATCCTTTCTATTACCACTTGCAACAAAAGTAATTTCAGATGCAGTTAACAAGATCCCTGAAAATGAGGAGCTTGGTGAGAAACTGATTGAAATTTGTATATTAATCCTCGGTAAGGCAGTTAAACTGACCAAAACCGATATGGATGACAAGCTACTTGAGACAGTAAAGTCTGCTATCAAGGCAAGATAACAGTGATATCATGGGGGGTTAATGCTCCCCTTTTTATCTTTTTATAAATAAACATAAGAAATACTCAAATTTACGAGGAAAACAATGGCTGTATTCGGATCGATTGATGCAGCGACATTTGCGAATAATGTTGGCGTCACAAATGGCGATGCTACAGTTACCAAGAATGCCGCTGATACTGTAAACCAAGGTGATGTCTTAGTCCTTGGTGGTGTTAACTATATTGTAAGGAGTGTCACAAGCACAACTTCAATTGAACTACACACGACATATGCTGGTAGTACCAACAATTCACTATCAGGAGCTGTACGTAGAACTCCACCTAAGGATGTTGCAGAATATGTAATCAAAGGTGGCGACAGTAATGTTGGCGAAATTTTATTCGTTGACGCAACTGAAGTTGGACTTGCAGAAAACAAGTCTCGTGGTTTGAAAGGTCCTGGTTGGTGGAACTATAAAACATACACAGATCATTCTGGTGCTACTCGCCATAAGGCAGTGCATTTAGCTTATGTTTATATTGCTGCTGGTACATCTGGTGACTTCACTGATGATACTAAGGTTGCTGA